CTTTAATAGATATTTGTAATACTTCATTATCTACTTTTTGTAATTCAACTTTTAATATATCTAATGAAGGAGTAGTATGATACTTATCATAATACTTTAAAATTTCTTTAATAGCCCACTTTTGAGCCGGGTTTTCAAAATATTCTTCACTTATAATATCATGAATATTAGTTAAAAACTCTTTATGTGTTAATAAAGAGGATAAAATCTTTATTTGAAACTCGTGTCCGTATTGATTTATACTATTTAATGTCAATCTTTATAACCTTTAAATTGTGAAAATATATCTTTTAACCAAATATCTAAATTTCTAATCATTCCTCCTAGTTTATCCTCATTGTAAAATTGTATAAACATTTCAGGATTAAAATCAGGAAAATTATCTGTAATTAATTTATTTAAATACTCCTTTTCTCTTTCATCTATCATAGGAGTTCCTAAATCCATTACTTTAAAACTTGTCCTTAACTTCTCTTCATCTTGTAATATTCTTGAATATACAACATGATCTTTAAACTTCCTAGTAGCTATGTCAAAAATGTCTTCTAATAATAAATCTTTTTCTTTTAATTCAGGAAACTTTTTGAATATACCTTTTTCACCTAACCCTTTTACTCCTGGAATATTATCTGAATTATCTCCAAGTAATGTTTTATATAAAATAAAGTTTTTAGGAGATACACCAAATTTTTCTTTTACTGCTTTAGGTGTATAATATTCTTTTTCCATTGGTCTATATAAAATAATTTTATCAGTAACCAATTGAACAAAATCTTTATCTGAAGATACAATAAAACATGTTGAATTATGTTTTTCTACTAATTTTTCAGCTAACACTGCTATAATATCATCAGCTTCTACTTTATCAATTATAGTTGTTTTAACAGGTAATAATTTTAAATATTGAATTACACGTACTATTTGATCAACTTTTGAATCATGTTCATCTTCTAATGAATCAAAAGCATCCCAATTAGTAATACGTTGTAAATTTCTACTCCCCTTGTATTCGGAGAGCAGGTTCTTTCGGTTGGCTGTTGAACCCGCTCCATCGAATACTACATAAACAGAGGTTGGTTGGGTTTGTCGAATCATTGCACCTAAAGAACGAAAGAACCCACCTAACCCACCAATGTGAACTCCATCAGGATTAACCATATTCATCATAGCAAAGTTTCTAAAAAATAGATTTAAACCATCTATTAATAATACCTTATCATGTTTTTTTACTATAGTTTCCTCCCCTTGCTCCTGGACTTCGTCCAGCAACGCAAATAATTCTTTACGCTTCATAATGATTCTATTCTGGTTCTTTTTCGAACTGAGAAATATCGTTTACTTCTTGATCCTCTTCTATTACTTGGAAATCCGTTCCACCTAATACTTTAGCCCAATCTTTAGCATGTGCATCTTTATAAGTTTTAAGTTGTTTAGGATCATCTTCAATAAACCCATGAGGTGTCATAACAATTTTTCCTCTTGTAGTAACACCATTAATATGGTTTTTATCAATTTGTAAATTAGTACGTTTAGCAAATTCTACTTGTTTACCATCTTTAATTGCTTTAATTTTAGATGTACCAGCAGACATAATATTACCAAATGTAACTACAAATGTTGAATCAAACCACATTGCATAACCACCTTTATTCATAAGTTTTGGTCTACCCATAGGTGATTCTGGTTTTAGTGTCCAAACTTTATTAACACATACTAATGTATTAGTAAAGGGTGAAGATTCCTTTCGAGATAATGTAATCTTTTGATTAACATTATTTCCAAATTGGGTTGACATAGCACCTGCATTCCATTCATTATTATTTTTATTAGATTTAAGTGACATTTCACAAGGTACAGAACCAATACTATCCCATAAGAATAATAAATCATAAGGTAAATTACCTTTCTTTTGTTCGTCCATTAAATCTAAAATGAATACAGCTACGTCTTCAATAGAATTAATTGTTTCACGATCAACATAAATAAAATTACCATTGTAATCTGTAATTTCACCATTTGAGTCTCGATCAATATTAATATCTAACCCCATTTGAATAGCATGTTCCCAATTCCACTTCATCTCAGTAATAATAAAAACTGGCAGTACCCCGTTATTTTGGGCGGATACTGCAGCTTCTATCATCGCCGTTGTTTTACCTGTGTCTGAATGACCTCTAAGTAAAACAATATGTCCCATTGGAATACCAGGGATAGAGGTTACTTCGCTAAAAGCAGGCGAAAGGGGGATCCATTCTTGGTCTTTAAACTTAATATTTTTATCTAAACCCTTTTTAGATTTAAATTTAGATAAATCAAAGTTCGATTTTATTTCAGCAGACACTGCTGCTGAGAGTGATTTACTTTTTCTTGGCATAATTAAAATGGTAAGTCATCAACTTTATTTTCCTTTTTATCATCAAACAAACTATCAAATTCATCAGTTTTAGTTTGTTTTGCTTTTGAAGTATCTAAGCTAAAATTTGAAGCCGGTTTGGGATCATTATCAAATGATTCAGCGGGTTCAGAAATAATATCTCCTTCATCAGCAGCATCTTCAGGTGCTAACCATTTTTCTAAAGCAGATTTCATTTCATCAAACGTATAACGCTTAAATAATTCTTCAGGATTTGGTTGTTCCTTTAACCATGTTTGAACTGTATCTTTATCTTCACTAAGTGGTGAAGTTTTTAATCTAACTCTTACTGATGATTTATTATAAGGAGTTCCAGTTGCTTCAGGTCCTACTGTTTCTACAGTAAGGTCTCTACCATTTACAATATCTGTATAATCCCCAATTTCATCATCAACAGCTAGTGCTAACAATTCTTCATATACTAATTTTCCAAATTGCCATAGTCTAACACCTTTGTCTTCTTCCCCTCTAACTACTACAGGAACAAAAACACGGTTTTTAGCATCTAGCTTTTTAGCAAGTACATAGTTTTCTTTATTATACTCTTCTCTAAGTTTTTGAGCAAATAAATAAATAGGGTCTTTTTCACCAAAATTTAAAGGTGAAATCATAACCTTATTAGTAATACCATAATAGAACTTAAGTTCTTTAAATGGGTTATTAGAATCAAACGCAGATGGTACAATTCTAATTTGTTGTTTACCTACAGTTGGTCTCCAAAAAATCTTTGTATAATCTGTTTTTTGTCCTCCTGACTGTGGTTTTTGTTGGAGTCCGTCCAACTTCTGTTTAAGTAATGATAAATCCATAATTTATAACTAATTTTAAATGTAACTCTAATATACGAACTATAATTTGGGAAGCCAAACTATATTTCAATAATTTTATAAATTTTTGTATTGAGCTGGTTTAGCTCATTATGTTGGGTAAGTAAAATACAATTTTTATAATGTTGCCAATTTACTCTATATGAAGTATCTACTACACCACCATTAAGCTTTTTAATTAATTCATTTAAAGCATTAATAGTATATAAAGTATTTGATTCTTTTTTTCTATGTACTAATATAGTATTCTCAGGTATAGAACCTACATTAGCTTGTTCAACATTATATGTTATAACATACTCATCCTTTCCAACAATTTCTAAAATAAATAACTTATTATAGATAATGCTGTATTTGTTTTTAATCTCTTCTAAAAGATTGTCTAGACCTTCTAAGTTAGTAAAGGTACAAAATAATTTATTATTCAAGTCGCTTAAATTTTGTAAATTTGTTATAACATCATATTTCGTGTTATACGTATTAAGCGGTTTCTCCAAAGTTGTAATCATAACCTTCTATTTCTTTTATGTTTAATTTGTATTTTTGGAATAATTTTCTTATTTCATCCAAAATATTATATTCACTTTCATCAAAATCGAATAAAAACGAATCATATGTATATAAAACCAATTTCGTTTTGTATCCCCGTAATATACAAAATATATCCCATAAAACCAACACATTTGTTGATGTTTCTAAATTTTGTAATATATAATTAAATAACTTTTGTGGATTCATATTATCCAAGTTTTCTTTTTTATAAACATATCCAGAAACCGGACATTCTATAAACCCGTCGCTTTGGAACTTATCCCAAATATCTCCTACGTATTTTTCTATCCTTTGAAAAAATTCGAGTTCTTTATATTGCTTAAAAACTCCACCATAGAGTTGTTTAAAAGTAAGCTCTTTCGCTTTCTTATAATCCACCTTATATAAGGAAGCAAAATGAGAGTGAATATCACTAGTGGGGAAATTATAATTAACGAGACGAGCAGCCAAACTAGGATGGTAAGCAGAAATATCAATTTCCACAAGTTTGTTATTACGAGGAATAAAACTTTTTCTACATCCGTTTTCTTTATTGAGTGCTGCATAATTTACATTTTTAAATTTATTACTAGGTCTAGTTGTAGTTGTTTTTAAGTTGAACTGAGTGTATGTGTATTCACCATCAATGGGATGGAAGTATTCGTCGAAGGTTTCATTGTGTATACGTATTCCACTTCTCTCGATAGCGTTGAATACCACGGATACTCTATTGTTATAGAATTCATAATATTTATTTTTATCTTTGTTTATATTGTCTTTTAGATCTCTCCAAATCATCTCACACACTTCATAGTGTTTTACAATTGGGATAATTTTATTTAATTCTTTATTATCACCATATTGTCTATAGAATAATTCATGAGTTGATGTTGTAGGTCGTATATACGTAGTAGGTGGTAAATTAATGTCATAGAGCTCTTTTGGGCAAAAATAATGTAGTACTTCCTTTTTATCTCTACAATATAACTTATCAAACTTATCTAAAATATCGTTTATATGCGTGTTTACACCATTTAGAGTCTCACTATGGTCAACACATAACATAAATCCTTTACTTGCAAGTAATGGCCTAATATACACCAAAGACACACTATTTTGTGCCGGGTGTATTCTATCGTTAAACGGTATTATTTCAATAAACGCCTCTTTATAACTGCTATTGTAAAAAACCTTTAACTGCTCTATATCTTCAATAAGCCAGTACATAAAACCTTTTTCGGTAATATAAGAACCTTTATTGGGCTCTCCAATATTTATCAAACTTTCCTTTAAAGTAAGAAGTAAAACCTAAAACATTATCTTTTTTTTCAACTAAATTAACTACTTTTTTATTTAGATTATAAACTTCTGTTTTATTACCTGTTAAAGTCCATAAAACTTTAATAGGAATATATAAATTACATTGTACTCCCTTATCTTTTGTTTTAAATAAAGTATATTCATCTTTAGATACTTCTAAAAATTTAGCTTCATTTGATTTTTTAACAAAAAATCTTTCAAATTCATTTTGGATATAATCTTCTTCTAGTGGTTTTGAAGAATGAGATTTAGGTAAACGGGGAGCGTCACCTCTATTTGATTTATAACCTTTAGAAATATAATAATCAGTATCTATAATATACATATTTTCACCTACGGGTTCTGACCCATCTATTCTAGTTTGGATTTTAGAATTTTTTGTTACTGGGGGTTTATGTCCTGGGGACATAACCATTAATCTATTATTAGCTCCATCTTCTGGGTTTCTACCTGTATAATATTTACCATCTGAGGTTCTATAATAATGGCCTATGTATGGGGTTTCATCTTTAAAAGAGATAAATTCTTTCCCATTAGTATATAAATCTGGTATTATTTGTGATTTTGGAAAGTACATACTATGTTAGTTTTATAAATTTACCATCATTACCTTTCATATTTTGTAATGAGCCATGTTTCTGTTCAGCATTTGCAACTGCAACATTAATATCAAATTTCATAGCAAAATGAACAGAGTCTACATAACTGGAAAAATTACCACCCCAAGTTATATTATGTTTATTTGCTAATTTTTCAAATCCATGATTAACCCATCCTGCTCTATCTGCCTTCATTAATGTTTTTCCTTCAGGAGTTACAATATTGCAATCAACACCCGAATAGTAATTGTGTTTTGATCTTCCTGGGGCTGCATTCTTTGGGTTTTTCTTTTTAAGTGCTACTGATTTTTCAAATGTTCTACCTATAGCATTAACCTTCATTATATATCCTTTATATTCTTTAACAAATTCTTCTAAGAAAGGTCTAAAAATTGGTCTTGCATCTTGATTCATTTCACTTAATAAACCATCAACACTAGTTGGAACTTTACTTCCAGGTAAGAAAATACTACCTGCTGTTTTATCACTAGGGACAGGACCCCTATCATTTTTATCTTTTGTAAATGCCCCTAATAATTTATTAAACCCTGATTTAAAGTTATCAATAAAAGAATCAAAAGTTGATTTATTTATTCTATTAAAGTCATCTTTATTTTTAATTACAAATACTGCTTTTGTATTTGGGATTGAAAGGGTGTCTAAATTTGTTGTCCATACATTATTATCAATTTTATGATCTACTTTTTGGATAATAAATTTAAGTGCTGTAGGGTAATTATTAGGTAAAAATGTATTATTAATATTTAGTTTATTATATATTTTAATTCCCGATATACCATCTAGGGTTATTTGAAATCCTACTGGTATAAATCCTATAGTATTACTTGGGTTTCTATTGCCCCCTTTTTCTACTGTATTAT